GGTAACGCCCACGGTTGTGCCTTCTCTTCTAGCGTACCTGGCAGGAACCCTATGTCTTTACCTACAGCTACGTGAGGACGTGTGATAACAATCTTGTCTATCTCTTTTAGTGTGTACAAGTCTGCGGCACATGTTGCTGTAACGTAGGTCTTACCTGTACCAGCAGGACCAAGGATAAGCACCTGCTTGCTGTTAGCAATAGCACTGATTAACTTTCCTTGGTTCACTGTCTTAGGTACGATACCAGAGGTAGGCTTACTAGCCGCGCCCTTATAGTTTGTCTTACGGCGTGTACGTGTAGGCTTCTCTAGGGGTTCGATGTTGTTCATTAAGCGTTCTCCGGTACAGCTGTACACATGTGCACTATAGTTACTTTATCCCTAAGATCCTCAGGTAAGTACTGGTACGTTGCTGTCATTGCTTGAGCCGCCTCATAAAGACAAGCATCATAGGTGTTATACAGGTTGGGTGAAGCACGTACTGATGGTGCCTCACCCGACATGTATGCTATAAGCACAAGGACGTACATTATTCTGTCTCTTCAGGGTTAATCTTTTCCTGAATGTACTCGACTCCTTCTGTTACTTTAGGTTCTGCATAATCATATGCCTTACCTGCTACATCTGTAGTTACCTCCACGGCTGCTACCACTAAGAAAAATGCAATTACAAACTCAACCATCTAAACGTTCCTTCAGTTCTTTATAGCCACCGACATGGTGACCTTCATTGTCCCAAATTTGGGGTACAGTAGTCATACCTGCTTGCTTTATCAATGTCAACAGCCACTTACTACTAACTGTATCAATTGAGTAAGACATAAAACCTATACCTTCTTTTTGCAATAGGGTCTTTGCCTTTGTGCAGAACTCACACTGTTTAGTTCCTAGTACTACGTACATTAGTTCTCCTCTCTAGCTGCTCAATCAAATGTTCCTGTGCTTCCTGTGACATGATAGGCCACTGCCTTATCTCAGTCATGCTGCGGAGACACCCTATGCAAAACCCATCCTCAATGAAACAGATCTTTACACAGGGTGACTCTACGTTGCCTACACTAGGTCTACGATTTCGCATGAGTCGCCAGAGCAAGCCATAGTTTGCATAGACACTGTGTTGTCCTCACTCTCGTAGTCAGAAAGGTCTGACCAGTCAATACTGCTAGGCATCTTGGCAAGCATCTCTTCATACTCTTCCTTGGTGCAGTCCTGATAAGGCGCTTGCTGATAAGTATGATCTGAGTGTGGCAAAAATGACACACCTGACATCTCATCAAAGTGTTTGAACACGAAGGCTCCCACAGAAAGCCATTCAGAATCCCGAACTGAGATAGTTACACTTGGCTTATGTTCGCACCAGTGTCGCTGATATGTAAGCCACAACTCTAACTGCTCTACTGCAGTCATGTCGTTGCGTGTTACTGCCTTCTCGGGAGACTTAACGGGGAAGCTAAAGACTACAGTGCTGTCAGGCTTCATGACACAAGGCTCATTAGGAATACCCTGATCAATCATGAACTGAGTTAGTGGGTCTTTGCTATCACCACGCACAGTGCGAATATAGTAGGGGCTGTGACGAGCATGAATACCAGAAGCAGAGTCAACCAGCTGTGATACCGTACCGGAAGGTTTAACACAGCTGATACTAGCAGAAGCAGGGATGCCAAGAAGTTCAGCCCACTCAGCGTTAGTAGCCACAGCCACGGATCGTAAATGCTCAAGGGTTTTCTCCAGTCCTTTGTTCTTGTTTGTCATGAGGGGGTTGTCCATGATGCCTGTCATAGACACACCAAGCAGACGCTCTTCTGCTGTGTTGTTCTGCCATACCTTACGTAGGTAGGGGAACTTAATCATGGTAGACTGGATAGTACCCAAGATGGTAGCCAGCTTTACCTTACGCTCAAGATCCTCAATGGTATCAGTTGCACGTACTACGCACTCGGTTAGGTTGCAAAACTGATTTGGGCGTAAAATTATTTCGGAACAAGGGTTTGTCCCAAACTCATAGTTAGGATCACGCCGCCCAAACTTAGCTGCTTGCTTCTTGGATGCCTCACGATTGAAGATACCACGCTCACCAGACTTAGACTCAACCAGAGACAGCCACTCACGCATGAATGTTTCCATGTCTGGCTTCTCAGTGTAGCTTACGGAGTTGTTAGCCAAAGCACGGTGCCCAGCTGTCTCCCACCACTGTCCTGACTTAGCGTGACGCATACGGTCATCACTCAGGTTAGACAATGAGATCATAGCTGAGCGGCGTACACCACCAACCACAACGATCTGACCAATGAAGCACATAAGGTCATGACATTCCATAGAGCTAAGCTTGCGTCCTTGTGCCGCCTTGAAGGTAGACACAGCAAAGTTAAACAGTTCTACGAGAGGCGCTGGGCCTGATGCTCTACCGCCAAATGTTTTAAGTCTTGCACCAGCAGGACGAACCTGTGATACATCCCACTTAGGAATCTCACCAGCCCAGAGGAGTGCAAGAACTTGACGGAACCCCTTAGCCCAGCCTTCCTTACTGTCCTTAACGACAACGATAGACTCACTCTCGAACAACTCAGGCACCTCTGGGAGCTTGCTGATGAACTGGCGCTCAACGGAGAACCCGACACCAGTACCACAGAGGAGAATGTACATAGCCTCATCGAAGGACTTAGGGTCATCTACGGGTAGGTACGAACAGTTGTAGCCTGCTGTGTTGTCACGATCTAGTGCTGGCCCTGCTGTCATCATAGCGCGCATAGACGGCATGATCTCTTGGCCTATGATAGCTTGCTCAATGTCTTTGATGTATGTGTTGTCCACACCACCCAAGGCTTTACGCACTACGTTGTCCATGTAGCGGCCTACTGTTTCACCCCATGACTCACGTCCCTTATTGTCAAAGTACTTGGCGTATCGTGACTTGTGAATGAATGCTTGGTAGTCTGTTGCTAATTCGTTGCTCATCGGTTGTCCCCTGATCCTTTGATAACACCACGTCTTGCGCGGCTGTTTAGTTTGTCCATGTTAGTTTGCAGTACCTCTGTGAGGTCACTGTGAAAGTAGTTAGCTATGGCTGTAGCATAGAACACAACGTCACCCAACTCCTTAACAATCTCATCGGCTGATACTTTGTTGGAGTCACGTAGCATCTTCTTGATCTTCTCTGCTACCTCCCCTGCCTCACCTACTAAGCCTAGTGTATTCTCTACTAAGCGTGTCTCTCCCTCCGTCACGATCTTGCCCTCAACCCAGTACGAGTAGTGCTGTGTGTTGACATCTGTCATAGCAGCAAATGCGTCTATGTCTTCTTGAGTAATCATTGTCTCTCCTTCACGTGTAAGTTCTCTATCTCTACATCATCTACGTCATATATGACATCCGTTATAAGATCATATATGTCTTGTTCGTGGCTGTCTTCATAGGCTGATAGTATATTGTTGTTATCATCTACGTTGGCTACAAAGGTAACACTAAACTTCTTCATGCACTTCCCTCTGTCTTAGTCCAGCGGTTAAGGGTTACAACATTATCGTCTACCTCATAACCGCGCTCGTCTGCTTCTTCTTGTTCTGCTTCTGCATACTGATTAGGAAACATCTCCTGTAGTATGTCATGGCGTAGGTCTGAGAAGTCTTCCCATGCGTCAGGATATATCTCTAAGAACCTCTGAGCAGCAGCCATAGTAAGAGCTTCGTCTAGTGCAGCCCTCATCCCATCCTCTGACCCTGAAGCACCAAAGACTAGGCCAGACTTGATAGCACCTGTCCACTCACCTTCTTCTACGATAGGGTGTAGAATGATAGCGATGTCGCCAGGTTTGATCTCATAAGCCATCACTCTCTCCTCTTTACTTTGACACGTTGCTCTTTCATACGCTTACCTTTTTCTTTTAGCCACTCTTCTGGTATGATGCGGTTAGCCCACATGAAACCTTTCTGCTCACACCAGTCGCAATACCTACTCTTAGCTCCTTTGTAAAGCTTTGAATTAGCGTTGTAAAACACAAAACGAATATCAAGTGTAGGGTGCTGTCGCTGTATCTCTACGTGTTTACGCCTGTCCCCAGCAGAAAATAAGCCCTTCATCTCAACTATGATACCATTATCTAGCTCAAAGTCTGGCGTGTATGTACGATACTTTAGATCCTCCCACTCTATCTTTAGC